GTAAATACAATGTATCAATCCTTAATGACATTAATGACTTATACATATATGACTTTGGTATATTCATTGAATTATCTCCTGACGAAGAGCAAAAACAACAATTGGAACAAAATATCCAAATGGCTTTATCCAAGGGTGATATTAATTTGGAGGATGCTATTGACATTCGTGAAGTAAAAAATCTTAAACTTGCTAATCAACTTTTAAAAATGAAGAGAGTTGGTAAGCAAGAAAGAGAAGAGAAGATGCAAATGCAACAACAAGCTATGCAATCTCAGCAAATGTTGAAGGCTCAAGAGATGAAACAACAACAAGAGGTTCAAAAGATTCAAATGGAAAATCAGGCTAAAATGGAATACAGACAAGCTGACGTTGCATTTGAAATTGAGAAGATGAAAAACGAAGCTATGTTGAAATCTCAGTTAATGGATAAAGAGTTTCAGCTTAATGTTGAGTTAGCTAAACTAAATAATCAAGGATTGGCTGATAGAGAAAATGCTAAAGAAGATAAGAAAGCACAGAGAATTAGTCAGGCTAATACAGAGCAATCAAAAATGATTAATCAAAGAAAAAATAATTTACCTCCAATAAACTTTGAATCAAACGAGGATAGTTTGGATGGTTTTGATTTAGCAGAGTTTGAGCCTAGATAATAGTCTAAAACTATATGATTTTTTGTGTAACTTTGTATAAAATTAAATTTAATATAATATGGAAATAAAAGTTAAAGCAGTAGAGGGTACTGAAGAGAAGTCAGTACAAGAAATTGAAAACAAACTATTGGAGAAGCACGAGGAGAAACTTAATGATGATACTCCTGTAGAAAAAGTTGAAACAGAACAGGTCCAATTAAAAGAAGAAAATACCCCTGTAGAACAAACAGAGGTAAAAGAAACACCTGAAGTAAAAGAAGAAATTAAAACTCAATCCTCAGAGTTAAACGAGGAAGACGTTCTTAAATTTATTGGAAATAGATACGGTAAAGAGATTAAATCTCTTGACGAACTAAATCAACAGAGAGAGGAAAAACCTCTACCTGAAGATGTAGCTAAGTATCTAAAGTATAAAAAAGAAACAGGTCGTGGATTCGATGACTTTGCTAAGATGCAAAGAAACTATGATGAAATGGAACCTGATAGATTGCTAAGAGAATATCTTACTGCTACTGAGAAAGGTTTAGATGCAGATGATATAAACCACCTTATGGAGGATTATTCGTTTGATGAAGAACTTGATGATGAAAAGCAAATAAGAAAAATTAAATTAGCAAAGAAAAAAACTATTGCGAAAGCCAAAGATTTTTTTGCGAAGCAACAAGAACTATATAAAGTTCCTCTTGAGTCAAGGGGAGATAACTTGACAAGTTCTGAGTCAGCAAAAGAATTGGAAGACTATCGTAAATATATAGCTGAAGCGAAGACAGTTCAGGAACAACAATCTCGTTTGAGAGAGTTGTATGACAAGAAGACGAATGATTTGTTTAGTGAGTTCAAAGGTTTTGAGTTTACGTTAGATGACAAGAAATTTAGTTTTGCTCCGGGTGATGCTACAGAACTCAAGTCCCTTCAAAACAATCCACAGAATTTTGTAAAAAAATTCTTAGGAGAAAATGGGGAGTTGGAAGATGCAGCAGGATACCACAGGTCACTAGCAATGGCGATGCATCCCGAAAAGTTTGCAAAGTTTTTTTATGAGCAAGGGAAGTCTGCAGCAGCAGATGAAACTATGAAGAAGTTGAAAAATGTAAATATGTCAACTCGTTCTGCTCCTGAAGTAACTAAGTCAACCAACGGTTTGCAAATCAAATCTGTAACACCACCAAGTAGAAGTGGTCTACGGATTAGAAGTAAAAATAAATAAATGTTAAACTTAAAAAATTAGAAATTATGAGTGTACAAAGTGTACCCGGTTTTGATTTACAACCATCAGCACAACAAGTGCCGGTTGCATCAAACTATATTACTAATTTCGACTTCTTGAATCAGTATCTACCTGATACTTATGAAAAAGAATTTGAAAGATACGGTAATAGAACAATTAGTTCCTTCCTAAGAATGGTAGGAGCAGAAATGCCATCTAACTCTGACCTTATCAAATGGGCAGAACAAGGTAGATTGCATACTAAATATGTAGACTGTTCTACTGCAGCATTAATCAATGACATTGAGTTTACAATTGCAGTGAACGATGCAGGTAACCCTGCTTTCGGTGCTACTAATAGTATTGCTATTAGAGCAGGTCAGACTGTAATGATTAGTGACAACGCAGGTGGAGGTTCTGTAAAAGGAATCGTAACTGCAGTTGACTTAACTAACTTCACTTTTGACGTAGCATTTTATCCTGCAAACGGTATTCCTGTAGCAGGTGCAGGTAAGAAGTTCACAGTTTTCATCTATGGTTCTGAATTTAAAAAAGGAACATCAGGAATGGAAGGAAGCTTAGAAGCTGACGACCTAATCTTCGAGAACTCTCCAATTATCATTAAAGATAAGTATGAGGTATCAGGTTCTGATATGGCTCAAATTGGATGGGTAGAAGTAACTACTGAGAATGGTGCTAACGGATACCTATGGTATCTAAAGTCTGAGCACGAAACTAGATTGAGATTCGATGACTACCTAGAAACGGCTATGATTGAAGCAGTTCCTGCTGAAGCTAATGGTGGTGCAGTAAACCCTGCAGTAAACCCTGAGTACGGTAACAAAGGTTCTGAAGGAATCTTCTATGTTGTTGGACAGAGAGGTAATGTATGGGCAGGTGGTAACCCTGACCAACTAGACCAATGGGATACTATTATTTCAAGGTTAGACAAGCAAGGTGCTATCGAAGAGAATGTTGTATTTGTTGATAGAGATTTCTCTTTTGACATTGATGATATGCTTTCTGAGCAATCTTCTAATGCAGCAGGTGGTGTTTCTTATGGTCTATTTGACAATGAGAGAGAAATGGCACTTAACTTAGGATTCACAGGATTTAGAAGAGGTTACGACTTCTATAAGTCTGATTGGAAATACTTGAACGACCCAACAATGAGGGGTGGTTTACCTGCAGGTGCAGGGTCAGGTAGAATTAATGGACTTTTAGTTCCTGCCGGTTCTACTTCAGTATATGACCAAATCCTAGGTAAGAATGCAAAAAGACCATTCTTGCACGTTAGATATAGAGCTTCAGAAACAGAAGACAGACGTTACAAAACTTGGATTACAGGTTCTGCAGGTGGAGCAAGAACTTCTAGCAAAGATGCTATGGAAGTTCACTTCTTATCTGAAAGAGCAGTATGTACTTTAGGTGCTAACAACTTCTTCTTATTCCAAGCATAAGATAGATAACTATTAAGGGGGGAATTATATCCCCCCTTTTTTTACTTTAATTTAATTTTAAATACAATGAAAAAAAATAAACAACAAAAGTTTGTAGACAAGAGTTACAAGCTTCTAAGAGGAGTAGCACCTCTCACTTATATGCTACCAACAAAACATTCAAGAAGATTTCCTTTATTACATTTTGATGAGAGCACAGGTGTCAACCGTGAACTTAGATATGCAAGAAACCAAAACTCTTGTTTCAGAGATGAGCAAGATAAAAATGTGGTTTTAGAACCAATCATTTTTGAGGATGGGTTTTTATATGTACCTAAGGAAAATCAAATACTACAAAAGTTTTTACACTATCATACTTTAAATGGTAAAACATTTACTGAGATTAACGAAAGCAAAGATGCAGCAGCACAAGTAGATGCACTTATGGTAGAAGCTGATGCATTAGTTGAAGCTAAGAAACTATCACTAGAGCAACTAGAAAATGTATGTAGAGTATTATTTAATACTGACACATCTAAAGTTTCTACTGCAGAAATGAAAAGAGATATATTGGTTTATGCTAAAAATAATCCTCAAGATTTCTTAGATGTAATTAAAGACCCTGACTTAAAACTTATGGGAACCGTACAAAGATTCTTTGACAATGGACTTTTAGGTTTCAGAAAAAGTGGAAAAGAAGTATGGTTTAATACTGCATCTAACAAAACCAAACTACTTAATGTACCGTTTGGGGAAGAGGCTCTTGATATAGTTTGTCAGTATATGCAATCAGATGATGGAGTTGAGGTTCTAGAACACTTAGAATCCTTATTAGATTAACCCTTAACCAACACCAAATCAAGGACCTCTTCTAAAAACGAAGGGGTCTTTTTTTTTCATTATCTTTGTAGAAAAGAAAACAGATGATAAATTCAGTTAGACAAACGGTAATGTCTGTTCTGAATAAAAATAATTATGGTTATATATCCCCATCTGACTTTAACTTATATGCTAAACAAGCACAGTTAGATTTATTTGAAAATTATTTTTATCAGTACAATTATCAATTACAAAAAGAAAATGCTCGTCAATCAGGGACAGGGTATGCTGATATAACGAAAGGATTAGAGGAAGTAATAAATACGTTTTCTGAAACTAAATTTTTATCGCATCAGTATAGTAATAGGTTTTTTACACCTAGTTTAACTACTACAGGTGATAGCTATTACCTTTTAAACAAAGTACTTATATACTCAAAGCTACTTGTTAGTAGCACCAATACTGCTTTGCAGGTACAATCTTTAATTGATAATACTGCAACCTTTATTGCTAGTGGTGTACAAGTAAATGATATAGTAGTAAACTTATCATCTAACCCACCTGAGATTGGGTATGTAAGTGTAGTTGTTAGCGAAACTGAATTAACTTTAGTTGACTACAATGGAAATCCATTTGATAGTTTTATAAACCCACAAATGCAGTATTTGATATATTCAACTAAGCCTGTTAAAGAAGCTGAAAAAGTTACGAATAGTAAGATAACTATGTTGAACAACTCAATACTTACTGCTCCTAACTTAATGTTTCCGGCTTACTCACATCAAGAACCAAATTTAGTTTTATATCCTGATACTATAGATGAGTATGGTTCGGTTCAATGTCAATACATTAGATTCCCTAAACCACCTAAATGGACATATGTTGATTTACCCGGTGGCGAACCTTCATTTGACCAAGGTGCTGCAGACTATCAGGACTTTGAATTACCTCTAGATGATGAGGTCAATTTGGTAAATAAAATATTACAGTACGCAGGTATGTCGATTAGAGAAGTAAGTTCAGTACAATTTGGACAGGCACAAGAAACTGCTAACACAACAACAGAAAGATAATTATGGCTTATATAACTCAATATCAATATTACGAGAATGGTGGACAACAACCTGAGAATGCAAATTGGGGTTCATATCAATATGTTTCTTTGGAAGATATAGTTAACAATTTTATGCTAATGTATTCAGGAAATCATAGTCTTGTTAATAATGAAGAAAGATACAAGGTTTTATTTCACGCAAAACGTGCAATACAAGAATTGAACTATGATGCATTTAAAGAAATAAAAATCTTAGAACTAAACGTATGTGATACACTAAGATATGTTTTACCATCTGACTATGTTAATTGGGTAAGAGTTTCTTTATATCAAAATGGTTTACTAAAACCTTTAACAGAAAATATACAAACCAATTGGTCAAGTGCATATTTACAAGACAATGATTGTAGAATATTATTTGACATTGATGGTAATGCTTTATCTCCACAAAATTCTACTATTGATTACGAAAGAATTAGAGGTGGTAAACAATCAATATACTTAAACCAAAATTCAAAGATGTATGGAAAGTCCGGATATTGTTGTGATGGTAATTGGTATTTTGAATATGGCATTGGTGCACGTTATGGATTAAACACAGAAACTGCTAATGCAAATCCTACTTTTAAGATTAACCCTAAAGGTGGTGTAATTAATTTTAGTTCAGGTGTGGCTAATGAGTTAATCATACTTGAGTATGTTTCTGATGGTATGGAAAATGGTAATGATGGTTTGGTACAAGTAAACAAACTGTTTGAAGATTACATTTATGCAGCTATTGAATATGCAATCCTTGGCTCTAAAGTAGGAGTTCAGGAATATATAGTAGCAAGACTTAGAAAGAAAAGTGCAGCACTATTGAGAAATGCAAAAATTAGAATAAGTAATATACACCCCGGAAGATTATTAATGAATATGAGGGGTAGAGATAAGTGGATTAAGTAATATGGCAAACACGACAAGAAACTTTACGCAGGGCAAAATGAATAAAATGGTTGATGAACGACTCGTTCCAAACGGGGAGTACATTGATGCATTGAATGTTCGTATGGGTTCTACTGAAGGAGCAGAGATTGGAGTTATTGAAAATTCTAAAGGTAACGACAAGCTGACTACCATAAGATATAATGGTACACCACTAAGTGATGCTGCTCGTTGTATTGGAGCATATGAAGATAGTGCTAATGAAACTATTTATTGGTTTGTACACGACCCAACCTTTGAAGGTGCAGGTTCTCCAACAGGGATTGTCGATATGATTTGTTCTTATAATACAATTTCACAGGCAGTTACATATCACGTTATAAGTGTTGACGATGGTTCGGGAACTAAAACAACATTAAACTTTGACCCTGATTATCTTATAACAGGTGTTGACTTTGTAGATAATAGACTTTTATTTTTTACAGATAATACAAATCCTCCAAGAAAAATTAATGTAAATTTTAATTATGGTGACCCTGCTAATGGGTTAGATGGTTTCACATATGATGAAATTATGGTTATTAAAAAACCACCTACTAGTTCTCCTAATGTTAGATTACTTGCTACGGCAGGTGAGTCTACATATATGGAGGATAGATTTCTTTGTTTTGGATATAGATATAAATATAACGATGATGAGTATTCTGCTACATCTCAGTATTCAACTGCAGCATTTACTCCCGGTGGCTTTTTATTTTCTCCTGATAGTTATTTAAATGAAGGAATGATAAACTTTACTAATACTGCTGAGATTACTTTTAATTCAGGTGGTCCACTAGTAAAGGGTATAGATTTATTATTCAAGGACAACGATAGTAATGTCGTAAAGATTATAGAGAAACTAGATAAAGTAGAAAACGCATATAACGACAATCAAGATTATACATACACCTTTACTAACAGTAAGATATTTACAATTCTTCCTGAAGCTGAAATACTAAGATTGTTTGATAATGTTCCTAGATTAGCAAAGGCACAAACATTAATGGGTAATAGATTGATGTATGGTAATTATGTTGAAGGTTATGACTTAATTGACTATCAAGGAAACCCAACAAGGTTGACATTCTTTACTACTCAAACTAATGATGACATTGGTTTAAAAGACGTAGATGATGGTGTGGCTTCGGTAAATTATAGTATAGGACCTAGTAACACTTCACAAGCACAGTTTGAAATAGACTTTCCAAGTGACATTGAATTAGTTTCAGGAGCAGCAATTCAAGTTACTTTAAAATATAAACACGAATCATTTAATGGTACTGCACCATTTCCTGTTGAGGAAACTCCTGAACAAGAAATAGGATTTATATTTAATGTGAACCAAAATTTTAATAGTGTTTACGAGTATGCAACAAGCCAAAGTTTTCAGGACCAAGTTGGTACTCTAAGTAACATTAAACCTTTACAAGATGCAGCAGACCCTGAAAATAATTCTTGTAATGGAACCACATTTACTGATGTGTTTTACTGTAGTATACCTTCTGACTTAGATTTACTAAATAAGTTTGATGGTGGTATAAGTACAGGTGGACCTCAGCCAATTCAGATTGAAGCTAGTCCGGGTTCTAATACTATTGGACTTAAATTACCTGCAGTACAATTTGTAGATGATATTGCAACACCTACTCAAAATGTATATGAATATTTTGAAATTACATTTGGAGAAGTTGTATATGCTAAAATTGGAGTTGGTGAAAGTCTTCATAGCAATAGAGGTTATGAAGTTGGTATGGTGTATATGGATGAATTTAATAGAGCAACACCAACTTTAGTTAGTCTTAATAATACTGAGCACTTTCCCTGTGGAATGTCTTACTTTAAAAACAGTATTCAAGTAACTATACCAACCACACAAATTGCTCCATCTTGGGCAAAAAGATATAAGTTTGTTGTAAAGCCTGATAAAGAAAAATATGAAACAATTTATACTAATATATTTTTTGAAGACCCAAATACTTCTGCAGCATATTTTTTGTTAGAAGGTGAGAACTCTTCTAAAATTACTGAAGGTCAAAGGCTAATAGTTAAGACAGATACAGAAGGTCCATTGACTCGATGTGTTACTGCTACAGTATTAGAAAAAGAATCAAAGACTGAAGACTTTCTAGAGATTCCTGTAGAGGGTGGAGGTGCAGATGAGTTTGTTCCCCAACCATCAGGAACATATATGAAAATAAATACTACTCAGTTTAATGCTGAAGTAGACGAAGGTGCAGTTGTAGACTTTGGAAAAAGACAAACAACGGCAGACAGAAGCGACCATTACCCATTAGTTAAATATCCTGTAAACTTAGATGGAGCAGACCCTGATATACCGGGTTCATCTTTTACAGATTATGATGTACCTGCAGGTTCTAGAATTGTATTTGATTTTTACTTTAGAAGAATTGGTAGAGGGGATGGTAATAATGCTTGTGAAAGAAGAACGTATGAGTTGTCAGAAACATATGCTGCAAGTAGTGATTATGATAACTTTATGGATTGGTTTAATGGTGACAACATTGGAGATACTCTAGACAATGGAGTTGGTTATGCAGGAGATAATTCTTGTCCACCGGCAAACACTTATTTATCTACATTACTTGAAAGTGATTTAGGAGATAGTACAAGTGATATACCACAAGATTTATGTACAAACTATTATCAGTTTTATAGAAACAATACATCAAATCAATTATTATTTCTTGTAAGAGGAACAAGAGCCTGTAGTAGAACAAAAAAACAAAGGTCACTTGCGAGAATAAAAATTACAGTATTTAGAGCAGAAGATACTATTGTATTTGAGTCAGAACCAATTGATTCTTCACCTGACATTTGGTATGAAGGTGCTGATTCTTTTCCAATTATATCTAACTCGGACTCTTGTGTTTTTAGTGTAAGTGTAGATGCAAGTGAGCCTAGTCCAATTGCTTTTAATTATGTAAACCTTGACGGTGTAGGACAACAAGTAATATGTAATCCGAGTCAAACAATTACTGAAATTTTTGGGAGATGTGGTACTATGACAACAAGTGCTACAACACCTCCTGTTGACCCCACAAATATTACTATTGATTCTGAACCTGCACCACAAGGAAGCCACGTTACAGATATTCAGCCTCAGACTTCTACACAAGCAGGGATAGTAAACACAGGTTTATTTAACTGTTACTCTTTTGGTAATGGTGTAGAAAGTTATAAAGTAAGAGATAGTTTACTTGGTAAAGAATTAGTATTTGGAAACAGGGTAACTTCTACACAGGCTTTAGATTATCAAGAGATAAGAAGGTTTGCAGATATAACATATAGTGGAGTATTTAATGATGAGTCTAACATTAATAGATTAAATGAGTTCAATGGAGGACTACTAAACTTCAAAGCTTTAGAAGAGTCTTTTGGTCCTATTGAAAAATTATTTGCTAGAGAAACAGATGTACTAACATTACAAGAGGATAAAATATCTTATGTGTTGTCAGGTAAAAACTTACTATCAGATGCAGGGACAGGAAGTTTATTACAGTCAGTACCTGAAGTCTTAGGAACACAGATAGCTAGGATTGAAGAGTTTGGTATAAGTAATAACCCTGAAAGCTTTGTTCAATGGGGTCCTGAAAAATATTTTACTGATGCCAAAAGAGGAGTGGTATTAATGCTAAGTGGTACGAGTTACACAAATGATTCTTTAATGGTAATATCTTCATTTGGTATGCGTAGTTGGTTTAGAGATTTATTTAATACTCAAGTTGATACTCAAAAACTTGGAGGCTATGACCCATATATGAATGAGTTTGTTTTATCTGCTAACAATATATCACTACCTATAGAGGAGGTTTGTATAGAGTGTGGTATAACAGGTCAATATTTAGTTCAACTAAATAATGAATTAGATAATTGTTATGAGTTAGGAACCCCTGTAGGTCAAGTAGATATAGTTTATAATATTATAAACATTACAGGAAACGTAGTTTTAACTGCAACTTATAATGGAGTAGCAGTATCTACAGGTCCTGTTACAACATCAGGTACTTTAAGCTTTGATAAAAGTTTAGCACAAACCACAACATTTGATTTAAATGTTGTGAGTTCAGGAAGTGTAGAGATTGAATTTATAGTCAATTGTCCTGAACCAAAAGAAATGGCAGTAGTATATATATGTGCTACTAGTGATTTAGATTCAGATGATACCATTCATAATGATTTTAGTTGGGAACAAAATGGATACCAATCACCTATTAATTCTCAAGGAGTAACATTCTTGTCAGGAGCAGGTAACCCTGTTGTTAGTTATTACCAAATAAACTCAGGTGTTCAAGGTGTTGGAAGTATACCTCCTGATGGTTCTACTGTAACAATGGCATTTAACAAATACAGTCAAGATGATGCGACATTTGATTTAAACACTAATAAGTTTAGATTCCTAAGAAGTAATACATTGTATGCTAATACACCTCAAGCAGTTGCTCAAGCTATTGCAGCTTCTAGTGTAGCAGCACCTATAGATTCTTCTTTGGCTCCTGATTATTATAAAGCAGACTTTACAGTACCTAATGGGAATGAACAATATTTATATATTATATATGACTATAGAACTCCTACGGCAATTGATTTATGTAGAAGAGGCACACTAGAAGATTCTTGTTGTAACTGTGATGAAACACCAACTTAAAATTAAATATTATGAGTAATTTTTATATAGACGGAACAACTTTAAATAACGCAACTGCAGTATATGATGATGCTGCATTAACTACTTGTGCTGCAGCAGGATTTTATTCTGATGGTGTAACTTCTAGAGAGCAGGTTTTAAATGGTTCTAACTGTTATCTACTACCCCCTCAACCTTGTCCGAGTTGTGCAACCCCTTGTGGAACACAAATTAATGGAAACGGAGCACAAGGTGTTTATCAATTAGATATGGATGTGGGTGGTACTGTAAACGACACAGGTGCTATAATTATTGAGTTTGACCCTATAGGTGTACCTGATGGTATAATGGCAACTTATGATGGAGTGGTTTATAACACAGTTAGTTCTCCTCAGTTTGGTTTACTTGAAAGTACAGTTCAGGGTGTTCCTACTTACATAGGTTCTACAGGTTCGGATTGTGGAACTGCAGGTGGTGGTACATATCCTAACTTGCCTGTGTTTCAGTATATAGGTAATCAATTTGTAAATACTAATCAGCCTACTACTGTTCAAATACAAGCAGGTCAATCTCAGTTGACTGCCGGTCAGCCGGGTGATTGTGTTATGGTTATTCCTAAACCAAATGCAAGTCCTGCCATAGTTAACTTTACTTTTATTGGACCTTGTAATAGTACGGCTTGGAACTTTAATGTTCAATGTCCTACTGCTTTAAATGAAATAATTTCTACTTCACCTCAAAGTACTAGTTCGGCTGCTTGTACGGCACAATTAAACACATCTATTCACCACGTTCCTGTTGCAGGAACTGCACAAAATTTAATTCAAGTTAATGACTATATATTTGTAGACCACGATGGTGCAACACCTGCTACTGCAGGTTGGTATGGTTCTCCTTTTGGATATACATATGAAGTAGGTCCTAGAGGTGTGGTAATAAATAAACAAACTAGTTGTAATCATATTACTGTACAAGATTGTACTAATCAAAACTTATATACAATGAATGATAGGTTTGGTACAAATAGTGTGGGAGAAGTAATTCAATACAAAAGAATTAATCAAACAACATTCCAAATAGAAACACAAGTTTATTGTGGAACTATAACTAATATGGGTTCAGGAACATATACAAATGCAGTACAAGAAGGATTCATAGATTATGATTGTACTGATACAGTTCATTGTCCATAAAAAAAATAATATATGAGTAATCAAGTAACTAAAAATGCAAATTATACACTAAGTTATGATAGTGGTGTAAAAGGATTTCCATCTTTTTATTCCTATAATCCTGATTGGATGATAGGTATGAATAATTATTTTTATACGTTCAAAGGAGGTAATGTGTTTCGTCATAATACTAACGAAACTAGAAACCAATACTATGGTGTTAATTACCCTGCTAAAGTTGAGTCTGTTTTTAATGAGCAACCATTAGAGAACAAGTTATTTAAAACTATAAATCTTGAAGGTGATGACACTTGGACAACTACAGTTAAAAGTGATTTACAAGACACAGGGTTTATAGATGCAGATTACTATGAGAAAAAAGAACAAGCCTATTTTGCTTTTATAAGAAACTCAGGTCAGACATTTGCTAGTCCTGCAAATGCAAATCAATATGCACTACGTTCATTAAATGGTATTGCTACGAGTTCCAATATTCTTATTGATGCTCCACAAGCAGGGCAAAACATAGTTAGGTTTTCTACTAGTGTATCTATTGGGAGTATTATAAGTATAGGTGATATGCTTTACTTTGGAACAACACCACAACTGATGGGTCAAATTATTTCTACAAACATTGATATACCTAATGGTATTAATGAGATTGTAGTAGCTACGAATATATTAGGTGCTCAAGTTCCACCAACCGGAACAGAGTATATTTTATATATTAAAAATTCAGTTGCAGAATCTCACGGAATATTAGGACACTATGCAGTATTCAGCCTCATC